GCATATATCCAAAGTCAGAAAATGAATGGCTGGCGCTTGCTCCCGGATCGTTATGACGACGGCGGTTATTCGGGCGGAAATATGAATCGACCTGGTTTGAAGAAACTCTTGGAAGATGTAAAAGCTGGTAAGATCGACATTGTTATCGTTTATAAACTGGATCGACTTTCACGATCCATCTGCGATTTTGCCGAATTGAGCAAGGTTTTTGATAAACATGGAACATCCTTCGTCAGTGTCACGCAGGAAATCAACACGACCACCAGTTCCGGTCGAATGATGCTCAATATTCTGGTAACTTTTGCCCAATATGAGCGAGAAGTTATCGCAGAACGTATCCGCGATAAAATGTCCGCCAGCCGCAAAAAAGGCAAATGGGTTGGCGGTTCGGTTCCTCTGGGATATAAGGTGGTGGATAAGCATTTGCACATAAATGAAGAAGAAGTCGAAATTGTAAAACGGATCTTTACGCGATTCCTGGAAATTGGTTCTCCGCGACAGATAGCTTTTGAACTGGAAGAATCTGGCGTGACAAGACGCGATGGAAGGCCCTGGAATGTATGTCACATTTACCGGATTTTGCAAAATCATACCTATATCGGTAAAGTCAATTATAAAGGTGAGATTTACGAAGGTGAACACGAGGCTATCATTGACAAAAGGAGCTGGGATGAAGCCCAAGAGCATCTCAAAGAAAAAGATCCTATGAAATATCTGCGCAACAAAAAGCAGGAAACCGTTGCAATACTCAAAGGAGTGATTCGTTGCGGACATTGCGGATGTGCGATGGGGCCGACATACGCCAGGCGAAGAGGTCGGAAATATCTTTACTATCTTTGCGTCGATGAATCAAAGCGCGGAAAACATGTATGTCCAGTAAACCGAGTGGCTGCACCGGCCATTGAGGAGATCGTTTTGAAACAGATCCAGAAGATCATGCAAACCGAGACCGTCCAGAAGCAGCTTGTTCAGGATGACCTGCCAATAGAAAAAGTAAAGGAATATGCCGACAACTTTGCAGAAATCTGGGACGAGATATTCCCGATTGAACGCCAGAGGATATTGGGGCTCTTTCTGGAACAGGTCGTTGTATATGAGGATCACGTGGACATTGAAATAAAAACCGGTGGATTGGCCACTTTTATCGAGGAGATGACAAATGGAAACGATTGAAAAATTAGCAAACGGTAATTTGCGCGTCCGAGTTGATTATATTTTCAGCAGGCATGGCGGACGAAAGAAGATCATTCAGAAAGATGAATCAAAAGAGATCAGCGAAAAAACTCACGACATGTCGGTGCTGAATACCATTGCGCGGGCATATCGCTGGCGCGAACTCCTGGACACCGGAAAGGTGAAATCAAAAGATGATCTCGCAAAACTTCTGCATTATGACCAGTCCTATATATCCCGCATCCTCCGGCTTACATATCTTTCTCCGCATATCGTCCGGTTGTTCATTAATGGACAAGCCCCGTCAGGTTTATCATTAACGACCTTGCACAAGGCCTTCCCAGATGACTGGAACGAACAGCACGAGTTCTTCAAAATCGGCTAACAACAACGCATTTTCTATTCCCTCTTGCTTCCCGGCAGGAGGGATTTTTTTTGTCCTTGTGTTTCGCAAAAGTTTTGTAAACGACAAAACAACGAAACAAAACTTTTTATTTTTCAAAAATTTTAACGTTGATATTCAACACGTTACAAAAAGTTTTTGTTTTTCATCGACAAAATAGCTGAACTTCACCCCGTCTGCGAAGCCACCGCACAAGGCGCTGGCAAAACAGCGTAACAAAGGAGTTCAGCATGAACAACGCTACACACGCAGTCGGTCCGGATACTGCTATAAGTCCGGAGGTCGTCAAACACGTAAAAGCAGTCGCCGCCAGTATGATTGGTCACGCCGCTTTTCAGAAATACGATTTCGACGACATTTGTCAGGATCTCTTTCAACAGATAATTCTGGCAATACCTAAATTTGATCCGGCAAAGAGTTCTTTCGACACCTACGCCTGTCAGATTGCAGATCGCTACAAAAATCGAATTTACCGGGAGCGAATTTACGAAAAACGCGATGTTCCGACAATTCCGTTTGAAAACAGCGGCGATGAACCGAGCCAGTTCGAGATAGATACAGCAATCAATAATGTGGAACAGCAATGCTTAATCAACGACGTGCAAGCAATTATAAAAAAACTTAACACACAAGAGAAAACCTTTTGTGAAGCAATCATGGCTGGGGACGGTTTAAAAAAAGCGGCTCTTGAAAGTGGGATGGTATACGATGGCCGCTTCTTTAAAACATTTCTACCTTGCCTCCGAGAAAAATTCAAAGATTATAAATTTTGAAAAAAAAATCAAAAAAAACGCCGCAACTTTCTGGATTTTTGGAAAGATACTTGTTCGGAGGCCCCCGACATCATCAAGTGAACAAAACAAAGGAATAACAAAGATGAATAAAGAAAATTTCATTCTTCAGATCCCCGCAGACGAATATCACGCGGAGACAAAAGCCGGGAAATACCTGAGCAGCCACATGCTCGGTGATTTCAGAAACTGTCCGGAGCTTTATCGGAAAAAGCTGGCGGGCGAATACGTGGAACCGGAATCGCAGGCATACCTGATTGGTCGTGCTGCTCACTCTTTGATTCTTGAAGGCCGCGCCGCTTTTGATGAGGAATTTATTGTCAGCGACGGACCGATCAACCCCAAGACCGGTGAGTGTTTCGGAAAGACCACCAAAGCCTATGCCGAATGGCAGAAAGCTCAAGGCCGTACTGTTATCTCCGGAAAAGATTTTGCTTTTATTGCAAAACTTCAGCAGGCTGTCTGGCTGCATCCGGAAGCAAAGGAGCTTCTGTCTGACGGAGTCGCGGAAGGCGTGATCCGGGCAGATTACGAAGATGAACCCTGCCAGATTCGCATGGACTTCTACAGCAGCCGATTCGGGATCATCGACCTTAAAACCTGCGATGATCTGCGCTGGTTTGAAAACGACTTCAAGCGTTACGGCTACGGTTATCAGCTCGCCTTTTACCGGGCTGTCCTTCGCCAGTGTTGCGGGAAGAATCGTCCCTGCTATGTGATTGCGGTCGAGAAGCGTGAGCCTTTCCGTTGCGGCGTGTGGCGCATCACTGAGGAAGCGCTGGATCTGGCCGAAATGGAAAACAAGGCCGCTATCAAACGCCTGCACAAATGCCGCTTCACAAATAACTGGCCTACCGGCTTCGAAGAACTCCGCTTCATCACCAACATTTAACCATAAGGAAAAGAAACATGTCTATTCTGGCAAACATTACCACCGGCCGCGACAATCGGCCGCCCCGACTCATGATCTATGGTCAGGAGGGCGTGGGTAAAAGCACGTTCGGTGCAAACGCGCCGAATCCGATTTTCATTCAAACAGAGGACGGCCTGGGAGAAATCGACTGCGCAAAGTTCCCTCTGGCAAAAAGCCTGGCAGAAGTTACCAGTGCGCTTCAGGCTCTCCTCAAAGAAGAACACCCGTATCAAACCGTTGTGATCGACAGTCTCGACTGGCTGGAACGCCTGATTTTCGACGATATTTGTCGGGCCTATGGTGTCCGGTCTATCGAAAAGGCAGACGGTGGTTTCGGGCATGGTTACACAATCGCCGTCAATTACTGGCGGGACATCCTCGCGCTTCTCGATGAGCTCCGCAACAAGCGCAACATGGCGGTAATCCTTCTGGCTCATGCCAAAGTTGAGCGCTTTGAAGATCCGGAGTCCAGCGCCTACGATCGCTATTCACCTCGCTTGCATAAATTGGCAGCTGGACTGATTTCGGAATGGGCTGACGCAGCGATGTTCGCAACAAAGCGCTTCCGGGTTCAGAAGGAAGCCAGTGGATTCAGCGGTGAACGCGGGATTGCGGCTCCCATTGGCGCAGGTGGCGGAGATCGTATTCTTCGCACCAATTGCGGCCCCGCTTGCATGGCAAAGAACCGGTACAATTTGCCGGAGGAAATTCCGCTGTCCTGGCAGGCTTTTATTCAGATTCTCATGGAGGCCAAGAAATGAGCGCTGAAACAGAATCTGTAAAAGCGAAGTTCGATGTGAAGTGCGATCGCTGTGGCCTGTTGATCCGGACCGGCGAAGATTGCCAAATCATCTTTGACTCCGATCGTGGCAAAGCATACTTCATTCACCGGCGCTGCCCGATGGTCAATGCGCTCCGAAAACACTCAACAAAGCCGATCAAACCGGCCCGTAAAAACAAACCCATTTTTGCATAAAATAAAGGAAAAATACTATGCCATTTTTTGAATTCAACGCTACCGAAGTTACTCCGTCTACTGGTTTTGAGCCGATCCCCAAAGGGAAATACAATGCAGTTATCGTCGAATCTGACGAAAAAGCGACTCGCTCCGGTACTGGCAGTTATATCGAATTCGCCTACGAAATTATCGACGGCGAATACAAAGGCCGTAAACTCTGGTCGCGTCACAATATCATAAACCAGAACCAGAAGGCCGTTGAAATCGCCCGGAAAGAAATGTCCGCGATCTGTCATGCTGTTGGAATCTTGCAGATCAAGTACACCGAAGAACTGCACAATAAACCGTTGATTATCAACGTCAGCACGACCCGAAATGAAACCGGTGAAATCACCAATGAAATTCGCGGATTCGAGGCTATCGACGGTGTGGCTTCTCAGGCTGCTTGTCCGGCTCCTGCACCGGGTAGCGCTTCTGACGGCCCTGCTCCCTGGCGCAGATGATCCGGGAGTTTGAAATTCCCTGGCCGCCGTCAGTAAACCACTATTATCGCCATGTCGGGCCAAAGGTCCTGATAAGTCGTGAAGGCCGACAGTACCGGGAGAACGTAGTGGCGATGTTCCGAAACTCAAATGAACCTCCTTTTGCCGGGCCGATAAAGCTCTACGCGGAGTTTTATCCCCCGGATTATCGGAGGCGAGACCTCGACAACTTGCTGAAATGTGTGCAGGACACGCTCCAGCATGCCGGACTGTTTACCGACGACTCTCAAATCGCAGAAATTCATATTATCAAACAAAAGCCCATGCCGCCGAAAGGTATGGCATTTATAAGGATTCAAGATCATGAACAACAGACAAAATAGCTGCACCCGCTGCCTCATCGTTCGTAATTATCTCGCTCAGATCGAGGACGACCAGATCCGTATGATGTGTTTTCTTTGGAGCAAAGGTTACTCCGATGATACTGTCAAACGGCAGTTGAAACTTTCCTGGCCGCGCCTCCGTGAACTCAAAGCGCAAATCGCAACAGAGCTGCTCGATGCTGGCATTGAACTGAGAGGCTGACTATGGAGCTGAGACCGTATCAGAAAGCAGCGGTCGAAGCGGTCTATACCCACCTCCGGACAAAGGACAATAACCCTTGTGTTGTGATCCCGACCGGAGGCGGGAAAACACC